CCCGTGAAGCAACCATAAGGCTGTATGGCATTATTGGCGAAAAGATTGACGGCGATTATATGGGTCAGGAAATTGCCTATTTAGATACTTACAACGACACGATTAACATTCGCATTAACTCTGATGGCGGAAGCGTATCGCAGGGCTTAAGTATTATTGCTGCCATTCGCGAATGTAAGGCACAGGTGAATTGCTATGTGGATGGTATTGCAGCCAGCATGGCCGCAGTAATTGCCGGTAAGTGGAAAAGCAAACGCATTAACCACAGCATCCGCAAGCAAACAGCCGAAGACGATACCATGAGTGCACTGGCTCACCAGGCGATGATCTTACGCCGACTCACCGAAAAGTATGCTGAAGCCATTAAAGAGGATATGAGCATTCAGGATCTTCAGGCTTGTTTAATCCCTAAAGGCGATGTTGACGCTTTCCAGAAGTTATGGACCACCGTGAAAGGCAAAGAACTCGACTGGTCGGCAATCGTGAAAATACTGCGTGAGTTTAGCCAGTGGTTGCGCGATGTTGATATTGTGGCAGCTCAGAACATTGTTGATCACATCGATCATTATTTGAACGATAAACGCAAACAATAATGGCCGAAAACTGGAACATTAAAGCAAAGCGCGAATATGAAGCGTGGATGCGCGAAAAGGAAAGCATCAAACGTGAACTTCCGACCACCCGCGAAGACGATAAACAGCGCCGCGAACGCATTGCCAAACTGCTTACTTCGTTCGAACATTTTAGCCGGTATTATTTCGGGCATTTAATGGACTCCGAATTTGCCTGGTTCCACAAACGAGCCGCTAAAGAAATTACCTCCAAATCAGACTTAATGGCTGTGCTCGAATTCCCACGCGAGCACGCCAAATCGATATTTGCAGATGTGTTGATGCCGTTATTCCTTAAAGCGCGGGGTGAACTCACCGGCATGATGATTGCAAGCGCCAATGAGAAGAAGGCATCCACACTGCTGGGCGACATTCAGGCCGAAATGATGTTTAACAAACGGTACATTGCCGACTTTGGCGAACAGCGTACCGTTGGCGACTGGACTGATTCACATTTTATCACTTCCGATGGAATAGGCTTTTGGGCGTTTGGTCGCGGGCAGTCGCCTCGTGGAACCCGTAACCTCGAAAAACGGCCGAACTATGGCGTGGTCGATGATATTGACGATGCTGTTATTGTGCGTAACGAAGCACGTGTTGACGAAGCGGTTGATTGGATTTTGGGAGACTTTTACGGAGCCATGCCCAACAAAGGCAGTCGACTACTGATTGTAGGCAACCGGATTCATAAAAAGGCCATATTGGCTAAGATTGTGGGCGACGTTGAACCCGACGATCCGAAACGGAAAGACATGTTTCACCTGAAGGTATTCGCTTTGGAAAACCCCAGAACACACCTGAAGGATATGGCAGGCACTCCGGCATGGAAAGAACGCTATACCCGCGAAGAAATCCTGAAGAAGATGAACCGTCAGGGTTTCCGGATAGGTTTACGCGAGTTTTTCCATGAGCACATTGTGGTGGGGCGTATGTTTAAAGAAGAGCATTTGCCTTGGGTTAAACCTTTGCCATTGATGGAATACGACAAGCTGATTACCTACAATGACCCCTCGTACAAAGGCACCAAAACAGCCGACTTTAAAAGCATTGTGCTGATTGGTAAAACAGGGCGATACTACGACATTCTGAAATGCTTTGTTCGTCAGTGCTCAACTGGTGAAATGGTTCGTGGTCATTACAACATTGCGGCGCTTATTCCCGATAAACTGAATTGCCGACATTACATGGAAGCCAATTTCATTCAGGATTTAATGCTCGAAGAGTACTGGCGCGAAGGTGAAGAACGTGGCAAAACCTTGCGTATTCGTGGCGACAAACGGCACAAACCAGATAAAGAGGGTCGTATTGAAAACCTGACACCTTTTACTGAACAGGGATTTATCCGCTTTAACCAGGAGGAAAAACAAAGCACCGATATGCAGGAAATGCGCAACCAGTTTTTAGCATTTCCCGATGGTGAACACGACGATGCTCCGGATAGCGTTGAAGGTGGTGTTTTCCTTCTCAATCAAAAAGGCGGCAGCGAAAAAAGAAAAAGCCGTGGACCTATGCGAAGTGGAAGTTACACACGAAGCGGTGGAGCACGAGGATGATTAAATTGTATTCACGTAGAGACGCGATGCGTCGCGTCTCTAACAAATCAAACATATGAGCACATTTCTTTTAAAAACAGATTATAAAGGTTGGTTATCCGAATCGCTGATCGACCAGATTACGGGTGGCGATGATACTGCCCTCGAAACTCCTGAGTTAATTGCTGAGCAACGCATTAAAGATGCCTGTTCATCAAAGTATGCCATCGATGCGGAGTTTTCCAAAACGGATTCGAGTCGCAACATGACGCTGATCCGTTGGATGCTTTCGATTTCGTGCTACTTTATTTATCACGACATCAGCGACGATGATATTCCTGCACGTGTGATTAAAGACTACGACGATTGTTGCGACGAACTCGATAAAATTGCATCCGGTAAACTTTCAACCAGTCTCGACAAACTAACCGAGGCCGACGGCACCAATACCACGCTGTTTAAATGGGGCAGCGACACACCACGCAGTCATTCACCGTATTAATTAACCAATTCGTTTATTCACGTAGAGACTCGATGCGTCGCGTCTCTAACAACAAAAACACCTATACCATGAAATTACTCGGATACAACATCGACCGCATCCAGCCATCCAACCCTGAAACTTGTGAAAATGCTGCCAGCGTACCCAGCGCAAACGGCTCGAAATATTAACCGTTGTACTTAAAATTTCCTCCGGATCGGTTTCGGTTTCTGGCACTACAACCGAAGTTGTTTGAGTAAGCAACTGCCCGCGCAAGCAATCGCGAACGGCAATGGCAATAGTTTCGTGATCGATTATCGCCTGATCTGGCACCAGGTTGTCAATTTTTGTAATGACCTTACTTACCACATGCAGGCGCACGGTTATCGTTGCCCTGTGCATATCCTTACTTATCTCTTCCGGATTAATCGGTTCGGGAAACTCGACATAACATACCGGAACTTTCAATATCGTTCCATCATACTGCAAATTAAACCACTCGACACCTGTTAAGGCTGTTACCTGTGCTCTCAGTTGTGTTGCAATGGCATTAAAAAATTTGTATAACATGTTGTTGTGTTTTGGGTAGAGACGCGAAGCATCGCGTCTCTACGACGTTAATAATTATTTTTTGAAGACCGAATCCATTACCCTGGTCATCTTCGATTCAATACGGGCATCGAGGGCGGCGCTTTCGCCAATCATTTGTCGCTGTGGCTGAAACTTACTGCCTTCGTTGTGCGGTTCGGCATAGGGCTTATCTGATCCAAAACTGACGCGGCCAATGTTACCATTTCCGATAACTGTGGTGTTACTATCCCACGAGCGTTGTAGGTCTCCGGTTTTAACCAATATGGCGCGACCTGAATTGCGCTGTTCGGCTTTCTTCCACTTTACCGGTTTTCGCTTCTGCCACTTGGTTACATTACCCACCGACTTCTCGAACCCTTGTTTCTCAAAATTATCGTGAATAAACTGCAAGCCTTCAACCTTAACAATTCCGGGCAACCGCTTTAAAGCCTGTTGCAATTGCGGTGAAATGCTTTTTAACCACTGTTTAAAATCTGAATTCATTGTTACGGGTTACGGGTTACGGGTTACGGGTTACGGGTTTTGTGGAGACGCGATGCATCGCGTCTCTACCGTTCACCTTATATTAATTTTTCAACCTGTGCCTGAATGACGCTCTTTGTTGACTGGTCGATGCTGTTGGCATACGCGTTGGAGTCGCTCCACAATTTGCCGGTTTTACCGGGGTTATTGTCGAATCCTTCCGACACTGTGGGTATGTTTTTATCGACTGTTTTAACCTCTTTGTCGGTTTGTGTTACCGAGCAACGGCAACCCCAACCCAGCGGAGGATAATGGGTATTCCAAAATGGGTCATTTATAGGTAAAACAATACCATTCAAAGCGGCATGTTCGGGGCGTGTACGTTCGTCGTTAATGGCCCTGTATTGTAAATTGGGATAGATGTCGGCATTCTCCTTAAACCCTTCCCATTTCTTAGCCATGCGGGCATTGGCTTCGGCCTGATTAAACTCGGTTTCCAACCAGGTCTTGTTATACTTTTCGGTTAGCGGTAAGGCTTCACGTTTAAAATCGTTCCAGCTTCTTAGGTTGCCGTTGGTATCCTGAAGTATTGCCCGAAGTTCCTGTTGTTCTGCGTGGTTCTTAAAAGCCGAATATACAGCAGCATTGTTGCGTAATTGCCAAGCCAGCGCCTCGTCGGTCATACCAGCTTCAGCAAATGAAATACCATAACCCAATTCAATGCCCTTGGTCAATTGCGAATAGTTCAACTTCCAAACATCTTCGTCAAACAGTTCGTCGGCACCTTCGTGTAATTTCTTCAGGTACTTTTCGAGCAGGGAATCAACCTTTAGGTTATAGATTTTTTTTTTGTCCATTACCGGGAAGGAATGGAAACGGTTCTGAGCGTCCTGTTTATTTTGCATCCCTGTTCCGGGCCCATCGTCGTTACTTTGCCCGGTGCCAACGTCGTTTTTCTTTTCTTCCAGTTCGGTAAAATAGAACTTTA